ACATCTCTGACCTTCTTGGCAACCAAGAAGCTGGCGAAGAAATGCAGTCCAACATTTCTGGCAAGGCTGTTGAGTTGATCCAAAACCGTCTGGACATGCAGTCGTTCATCTACATGAGCAACATGGCCAAGGCGATCAAGCGCGCTGGTGAGATCTGGCTGTCTATGTCTCGCGAAATCATGGTTGAGCCTGGTCGCAAGATGAAGGGCATGGGTTCACAGGGCGAACTGCACCGCATCGAACTGGGCAAGCCTGTTCTGAACCAAGAGACAGGTGAAATCGAATATGAGAACGATCTGAGCCAAGCCAAGTTTGACGTTTCTGTTGAGGTTGGTCCGTCATCGTCTTCTAAGCGTTCTGCAACTGTTCGCTCACTGATGGGCATGATGCAGCTTGCTACTGACCCAGAGACGCAGCAGGTGCTTGGCGCTATGGCCATGATGAACATGGAAGGCGAGGGCATTGGCGAGGTTCGTGGATACTTCCGCAAGAAGCTGATCCGCATGGGTGTTGTTGAGCCTACAGATCAAGAGAACGAAGAACTGATGGCTGAACTTCAGCAGCTTCAGGGTCAGCCTGATCCACAGTCCATGTATCTGGAAGCGGAGGCTGCGAAGTCTCAGGCACAGGCACAGAAGGCTATGGCAGATGTAGAATACACGGCAGCGCGAACAGAAGAGACGCGCGCCAAGACGATCGAAACGCTTGCTGGCATTGAACAGAAAGAGCGCTCGAACGTAGTAGACACAGCCCAGAAGCTACAAAACGTAGTTACTGGGCCAGGAATGCGTCAGCCGCCCAGACGCACATAAAAGATGGGTGAGAATTGAACGAGGATCTAATGCAGATTGAAAAGGCAGAAATAGACGATGACTTTGACTTTCAGGAAACTGAAGCGGAGGAGCCAGAATTTGAACTTGAAGATGAGCCAGAAGTAGAAGCTGAAGAGGCTGAACTTGATGGCGAAGTTGAAGAGGACGAGCCTTCTGAGGCTGAAGCTGAAGACGAAGCTGATGTTGTTGTCACTATTGATGGGGAAGCGCCTGACCCTGAAGATGAGGAAGAAGCCCGCGCGCCTGAATGGGTCCGCGATCTTCGCAAGCAGTATCGTGAGGAAAAGAAACGCGCCAAGGAGTTGGAGCAGAAGCTAGAGAGAATGGAGCAAGGGCAAGCGCCTGCGCGTCAGCCTCTAGGTCAAAAGCCAACGCTCGAAAGCGCGGATTACGACACCGACCGATATGAGACGGAACTTGCGTCGTGGTATGAAAAGAAGCGACAGCATGACGAACAGCAGGCCAACATTCAGGCTAAACAGCAATCTGTGCAGAAGGAATGGGAAGGCAAGTTGGAGAGTTATCACTCTTCCAAAGCTGATCTTAAAGTCAGAGACTATGAGACAGCAGAGGATGTGGTGCAGGACACTCTCAGCGTGATGCAGCAAGGCATGATTGTTCAGGGTGCGGAGAACCCCGCTCTTGTCGTTTATGCTTTGGGCAAGAACCCGAAGAAAGCGAAGGAACTTTCCTCAATTGTAGATCCCGTGAAGTTCGCCTTTGCGGTGGCAAAATTGGAGACCAATTTGAAAGTCACAAAACGCAAGGCGTCAGCGAAGCCAGAAAAGAAGATCAGCGGCACAGGTCGCCCTTCTGGATCGGTAGACAACACCCTTGAACGTCTGAGAGCCGAAGCCGAAAGAACTGGAGACTATTCTAAGGTTTTCCAGTATAAGAAGCAGAAGCGATCAGCTTAAACTTAATGGAGTAGAAAATGGCTAACTCATTTTCAAAAGAAGAACGCGTAGCGTTTGAAGACATCCTTGCAGGCTTTAACGATGCACTTGTGCTTTCGTCTTTGGTCAGCAAATACAACACGAACGGCTCTGAAATGGAGCGTTCGTCTGACACCATCTCGCGTCCAATGCCTTACATTGCGCAATCTTACGATGGTTCAGATGCAACATCTAACTTCGGTGACAACACTCAGTTGTCTGTTCCCGCAACTATTGGCTACCAGAAGCACAGCACAGCGCTTTTGACTGCCAAAGAACTGCGTGACCAGCTGCAAGAGAACCGTCTTGGTTCCTCTGCTGCACAGAAGTTGGCGTCTGACATCAACGTGGCGACACTGACTGTTGCGTCTAACCAAGGCACAATCGTTTCTAAGCGCACCACTGCTGCTGGCGGTTATTCCGACATCGCAGAAGCTGATGCTCTGATGAACGAGCAAGGCGTCATGATGGACGGTCGTAACTTTGCGCTTTCCAGCCGTGACTATAACGGCATGGCGGGTGACTTGGCTGCACGTCAGACAATGAACGAAATGCCAACTGAAGCATATCGTCGTTCGTATGTTGGTGAAGTGGCTGGTTTCCAGACATTCAAGATGGACTATGCAAACCGCCTCACAGCGGCTGCTGGCACAACTGTGACTGTCAACGGTGCAAACCAGTATCACACACCTGCTGCAACATCGACTGCTGCGACTGGTGAGGTTTCTAACGTAGACAACCGCACACAGTCTCTGATCGTTGCTGTTGGTTCAGGCACAGTCAAAGTTGGTGACGCGTTCACCATCGCTGGCGTAAACGCTGTTCACCACATCACCAAGCAAGACACAGGTCAGCTCAAGACGTTCCGCGTCACAGGCATCGTATCTGGTTCTGGTGGTTCAGGCACAATCACAATCAGCCCTGCGATCGTTTCTAACGGTGGCTCGACTGATGCAGAAGCACAGTATCAGAACGTGACTGCAACGCCTGCTGATGGCGCGGCGATCACATTCCTGAACACTGCTGACGCTGCTGTGAACTGCTTCTGGCACCGTGATGCGATCGAACTGCTTCCAGCTTCGCTCGCAGTTCCAACAGATGCTGGTGCTGACATCATGCGCGCAACAACCGATCAGGGTGTTGAGTTGGTCATGCAGAAACAGTTCGACATCAACACACAGAAAACAAAGTATCGTTGGGATACACTGTTTGGTGTGGCGCTGCTTCAGCCTGAAATGGCTGGCATCATGCTGTTCTCGCAGACTTAATGATCTTTGGGTGGGGCTTCGGTCCCACCCTACTCTTTATAGGAGCAAAAAGATGGGTGAACCACGCAGTGTAAAATGCCCGAAGTGCGGTACAGTTCACACCCTCTTACACGGCAATAAGTTTATGTGCTGCCGGGCAATGCACGACATGAAAGAACACGAAGTAGGGGAGTTGAAGGCATGATCGATTTTCTGCGAGACTTATATCATGCGCGCGAGGGCGCGAGGTTCCTGATTGTGTTCGTGTGCTTTGTTATCTGGTGGGTCAGCGCAATCGCGCAGTCCGTCCAGCCCATTTGAAGGAGGCTCACATGAGCGTTATGCTTTATAAACACCCAGGCAAGCACCAGATCCACGGTGACAGCTTTGACTACATCGTTGTTGAAGAAGGTGAAGTTGCTGCGAAGGTGAAAGAGGGCTGGGCCAAGTCAACGGACGAAGCCAAGGCACCCAAGAAGCCCGCAAAGAAACCTGCGGCAAAGCGCAAAGCTAAGGAATAACACATGGCATATACGAAGCGTGATATTGTCGAACAGGCATTCGAAGAAATCGGTCTTGCTTCGTATGTCTTTGATTTGCAGCCGCAGCAGCTTGAGAGCGCATTGCGGCGCTTAGATAACATGATGGCAACGTGGAACGCCAAAGGCATTCGCCTTGGGTATCCGTTGCCTTCTTCGCCTGCTGACAGCGACTTGGATCAAGAGATTGGCGCGCCTGACAGTGCGATTGAGGCCATGTATCTGAACTTGGCCGTTCGCATCTCTGCTGGCTTTGGTAAGACTGTCAGCCCTGAGACGAAAGCCTCTGCAAAGCGCGCATATAACGAGGTGGTTGCAAACGCTGCACTGCCTGTTGAGATGCAGCTTGGCAACGAGACCATCCCTGCTGGCGCTGGTAACAAAGGCTACCGTTATTACAACAACCCGTTCCTGCGAGACCCGCAAGACCCTCTTACCGTTGGTTCTGACGGTATCCTTGATCTGGAGTAAGACATGGCAAACATTAACCAACTTTCATCTGTGAGTTCAGTGCAGGGCGGCGATCAGCTTGCTGTCTGGGCCACAAACAATGGCGACAGCCGCAAGGCATCCGTCACTACCTTGATGGACTATGTGAACGCAAACGTCACAACGGTCACGCAGAACACCCAGTATGCCGCACCAGCTGCGACTGGCTTCAGCGTCACGGTCAACACAGGCAACGTCTGGCTGATCCTGACACCTGTTAGCACATACGCTACTGGAGTTGTTGTGCTGCCCACTGGTGCGTCTGACAAGGACACAGTGACCGTGAACTGCACGCAGATCGTCACGTCCCTCACGGTGTCTTCTGGAGCCACTGTTGTGGGTGCGCCGGCAACACTTGCTGCTAACGATTTCTTCACAATGCGCTATGATGGCGCAACTTCGTCTTGGTATCGCGTAGGATAATTTAATGCAGCTTCCCATTCTCAGCGGTATATTTGCAGACGGATCTCCGAACTTTCGGACATCCTACCCAAAGAACATGATCCCTGTCCCTAAAGGCACGGGGATTTCTGAGGGTTATCTGCGACCTGGCGAGGGGATTGTGGAAGCTGGCACAGGCCCAGGCGTCAACCGTGGCGGCATATACTGGAATAACTACATTTACCGTGTGATGGGAACCAAGCTGGTTTCGATCGCGTCTGACAACACTGTCACTGAGATTGGTGATGTTGGCGGAACGGATCGGGTGACGTTTGACTATGGCTTCACATATCTGGCAATCGCGTCAAACAACAATCTGTTTCTGTATGATGGCACCACGCTGACGCAGGTCACTGACCCCGATCTTGGCACTGTCTTGGACGTTGTTTGGGTCGATGGTTACTACATGACCACAGATGGCGAGTTCTTGGTTGTGACCGATCTTGATGACCCGTTTGCTGTGAACCCGTTGAAGTATGGTTCATCTGAGGCTGACCCAGATCCAGTGAAGGCTTTGCTGAAGCTGCGGAACGAGGTCTATGCACTGAACCGCCACACGATCGAGGTTTTCGACAACGTAGGGTCTACAGGCTTTCCATTTCAGCGCATTTCTGGCGCGCAGATCCAGAAGGGAACAGTTGGCACGCACGCAAACTGCGTCTTCATGGACAACATTGCGTTCTTGGGTGGTGGCTTTAACGAGGCA